TGCAAAGGCAACAGCGGTATAAGCGACTGCTCCATGCTTGAAACTTGCAACAGAGTATTAAAAATTCCTTCACCGACGAATCGGTCAATTAAAAAACTACTCTGAGCTAATATCAAACACGATTCGAGCGAATCACGAGTCTTAAATACGATCTTAAGACCCGCGCCCCTTGTTGCTAGGGACTCGGTGAAACTACTGGTGTACATAAAAACATATATGTACTAAAGTCTTCACCTATGGCTGTCGTCACTAATGTAGGATTTGATACAACCGCATTAGTGAAAATATCGACCTGATATGCCATCTCAGGTTCGAAGTATGAATTACCAGCAGCAGCACGTGCTGGTAAAAAACGCTTATTACTATACCAAGGTAATTCAGCGGCGAGTGGTGTTTGGTTTGAAAAACCGATTGTAGAACCATTCCAATTTATTGTATTTGTAAGGCCTACACCTGCTGGTGTTAGACGCGATTCATAATTTTCAGCGCCTAATGGTAAGCGTGTGATGGTTCCAGTCACAAAATTTCCTATGATACGTGTTCTTGTTGATCCTTTCCACCCAACAAATGCAGGGACAAACCACTGCCATAAAGACATTTCAACACGTTCTAGTTGTACTTTAGCATACGAAACTGGAAGCATTGGAAATGCTTTTTGATAATGATATGGCGTTGGTAATGGTGGAATGAAGTGCGCTACTGTGTATCTCTTTAGGATTTGTCGTATGCTAGTGACAGATTCACCAAAGAAGATACTACTTAGAACAGGTTTTTCTTCTGAAGTTCCTGCCATAGTCTCAATATCAGATAAATCTCCTTGAACAGGTACAGCTTTCATACCTAAACCGTAAACACCTACAGGATTAGCTCCAGTATTTGTAATAATTAGGTTTCCCGTTACTGGTAAATTAGTTGTATCTCCCAAGAACTGCCTAGGATTATCACCAGCACCCACTGCAACTGTTTCAATAGCACTATTAGCTTCGAAAGTTAAAGTGGCACCCAAATCAGATTTTGCCATGACACAATTGAAACTACCAGCTGGTGGTGTCAATGATATTTTGGCTCCTGCTGCTAGTTCCCACCACGTGTATTCACTATCTGACTTTTTCTCAGCGCTTCCACTAACAACAGATCCTTGTAAATCATCCATGCGGAAAGTCGCAGATGGAAAGTTGAACTTTGCACGCATATTTTCAACACACAATGGTGTTGTCCATGGTTGTCCATCAATTGATTCTATGAGAAAGTTAGCAGTGCTAGTATTGGCAGGTACTGTGTAAGTAACTATGGCTTTCTTAATACCATCACTACCATTTGGTCCAAATGTCGATGTATAAGGGACACCGCCAATGGTAACTTTTACTGTCGCTGGGGCTGCATTAGCAGCTACTAATTGGAAAGTCAAATCGTAAGGTGTCGCCACCGACTCCAAGTTACCGTTCAATGAGAGAGTGGTTGAACCATCAAAGTTCTTAACCATGTTATTGGCTCCTAAACAAATAGCGCCATAACCGTATAAACGTGGCGCTAGAACATCTTTGTCACCACCAGGTTGTATGTAATGCACATAACTACCTAGTGTGGTACCATAACCTGGGGGATCTGGTACATTCGGATTTCCACTACCTCCATCATCAACTGGTTGGGGATTCTTCCCATTTTGATTGATAACTAAACCAATTAAATTGCCTGCATTAGGTGCTTGAACTTCAAAATCATCGCACGCTGATACATAAACATTAATGTAGGCATTGGAAACTGTCTCACTTGGTGCAGTCAAAGAGTTAACGACAAACATAGATAATATGCCATTAGCTCCAGCGACATTCCCAGTGATGGCTGTATTGCCAAACATAGGTGCTGTTAAAGGTACAGGTGGAACTATAAGGTATGGTAAACCTTGAGCCCAACCAACTTCCACTGTGAAATCTGCGCCATCTGCAATGTCAACCAACTTTGTATAATTTACATTATATTCAGTTGTTTGTTGATGATGTGGGTCATAACAGACGCGCAAACGTCCACGATGGAATTTGGATGCCACAACTTCAAAACGAAAGCGTATGGAACCCCTCCAATAACGAAATGGGAGGGCAACCCACCCCATTGGAGTAAAGAACGCTTGATTACCATTCACACCGAACATTAAAGGTGTAACTGGCGTGTTGAACAATAGTTGCTGCGGTGGCATATAGTTCTCCCACACAAAGGTAGTTAAATAAGACTCTCTTTTTGCTAGCGGCACTAACGCCATCTGATCAAAAGGGTCACATCCTACCACCCGTGGATCAATTGTGACTTCTTGCTTACTATCTAATGCTAAAGTTTCACAGATATCTGTATTATTAACATTAGTAAAACGCCTAAAGCCGTCATTAACAAATCCTTGATGTGGGGCAACTTGTCTGGGTCGTGACATACCAAACAGACTAGCTATAGACGCAACTGCATTGCTCATTAAAGATGTAGCCTTAGCATACTTACCAATGATAGGTAAGTTAGCTAAACTAGTTGATAAACGTGCAAGGCTAGTCGCAGGTGCTGATATTACGCCAGCTGGATGTGTATCCTCTATCTCACCCTGTACCGTAATTGGTACTGAAGTGGGTTGTGAATAAGACACATCCTCTGCCCATGCGAAAACCGTCACTGTAATAGAATCAGTGGCGTTATTCGCATTCTGTAGCATATTCAAATCTGCAATAGTCAAATTACCCATATTTTTCCATTCTTGTGCTGGTATTGATAAAGCACTTTTTGGGTACATATATGGTAAAACTAGCTCAGCTACCTCATCGGCTGCTGGGTTGATAACCACATTAGGTCTCTGACTTGCTTGAATAAAGTCTTGTTGTATGCCAGGTCGGTTAAAAGTATATGAATCTATGAACGCTAATGGATTATAAGATACCATTAGGCGTCCATAATAAAAGGGACTACTATTAACAACGACCTTAATATGTAACCGGGCTCGAAGCAAATAAAAATTGCTGAGCTTTTCGGCTACGCGTGGATTTTCAAAAAATAAAGACCATGGGTCAATAATTTGATGAAAAGACACGCCGGGTATCCACTCCTCCGTAAAGATAGCTTGTGGTCTCTGAAAGAAACTATCTACCGTATCGGAGGTGTCCGCCAACATATAAGTGGTTTCCAGCGGATTGTCTACGGACTCTAGCGCCGTAGTTGCTCTGTCTGTAAAGCTGACAGTAGCTTGCGTATTATTACGCTGTATGTTATCTGTAAAAGAAATGTTGGTTCGGTTATTTATCCCATACACACGTGGAACCACTGTGTGTTAGGTTTGTAGTCATTGTTTGTCAAACTCCTCTAAATAAAGGTGATGTTTTAGTACATCGACTATGATGACATCCCTAGGTTACATGTGACTAGCATGTTAACTTGGTAACTATGTCAAAATAATGAGTGATTAAACACGTCTCATTAATCCGTGTAAATGTGTAAAAAGTGTATATATATGTATATGCAAACGTTATGTATGTAAATGTAAATATGTATATAATATAACATGTATCACTAAGAAATATATAAAACACATGGGCCTAATCATCCCACATTTTGGAGATGTACTCATTGATATCATCTTCGAGAGAACTAACGGAATTCTCAGGTGTGCTATTATACCTATCATATATATCCAACTGCCACTCTTGGTAAGATCGTGATAGTTCGGGTATAAATGGCGCCTCCGGGCAGTTCATCATCGCACGGCGCAGTGCGAAGACTATCGGGTTAAATACTTCCTCCGGGTGCCGGGCAACTTCACGCAAGCCCTGCGTAATATTGTTGCGTACCACTAACCACTCATCTTCCTGTGGTTTGTGGAGGTTGTGCCATGATTTAAGGATGGATTCGATCTCAATTGGCGCCATGACCACGCGTTTTGAAGGATGTATTGAAACATCCACGGGGACTACGCGAAATGTGCGTTTGCACAATGACGCATGTTCGAGATCAAAATAATAAACCATGTCCTTACTTTTATCAGGCATAGTGTAAGTGATACCATGGTCCCTACACCAATCACGGTAGTGCATCATATGGAACCATGGAATCTCCTGTGAAATAGCTCCTACCGAATCATCGCCAACAAAACCAAACTTGCAATAATCCCTAAAGATACCTACATCGGGTGGGCGTCCGTAATTATCACACCATTGCATGTAGAAGAAACAGCGTTTTAATAAACTATTTCCTATTCCATTTATAGCAACAGTGCCAGGATTCCCAGATGGCATATATCCATAGAATGATAATAATGTACCATTGAAAGCATAAATTGGGTTAGCTATGTCTGCGAACCACGAATGTAGAACGGTGAGCCAATAGGGCGTGTACCCCATTGCCTCACCTAGCGCATAGAAAATTGTGCCAACAGCCTCAATAACTTGTGAGGAGATAGTTTGATCATATGCACTATAATCGCCATTCATGATCTCTTTACCGCCAAAGGCATTCAAGAAATCATAGGCTTGTTCCCATTCATCGGTTGTAGTCCTCATTCCATACCATTGTTCTGATAACAACGGGAAGGAATTAAGAAAAGCCAAGATTGAACACAACACCATGCGACCAATGATGAGAAAAGCCAGTGGCATTACATAAAAAATACGAACTTTCTCCTTCCCGATTGGTGTAGGTTCATCCTTCAGAGCACCTTTGGAGATGGGTGCGCATCTATTACCACTAGCGAGTATTTCCTCTATGCGTTTAACTTCATCGAGTACGTACGGTTTTGCTGTGTAAATATTACCTACCTTATCATCATTAACGACGTCCATATGGTCCTTCTTCGAACCTGATAGTCCAATACCAGGTGAGGTTGCCATGTTCATTGCATTAATACTTTGACCAAACATTTTCCTACCATTCAATGCTTCGAACATATTCAGAGGTCCGAATGTATAACCGATTTCGCGTATCTTGCTAAGCATTTCTTTTAAGTAATCAGCAACAGCCCATGTTAGTGCTGCAGGTGGCAGCGCTCGCATTGGGTGTTGTGCCTTTTGGTATGTAGCCGCAAAATTACGATTGGCATTGAAGGCTGGTTTGCCATGTTTCCGTTCATAACCTTCCATAGCCAGGAAGGGTGAAATCTTTGTCGCTGTAATGGTAGAGAAAGTTGTGGCTCGTGTACCATCAACCGCACCATATACTTCAACTATTGGCGCACGACCGTCAGGATGCATGGTAGCAAAATTGACACAAGAACGTGGGTCCGGTTCGACAGACGTATAAATATCTTCGTCATATATTTTACCACCACACACCGTGTTTATCGATACTAGTGGTGGAGGCATTTTCTTCTGTAAAGTCACACCTTGTACATCAATAACCAAATCTTGATCAATAAAATCGAAACAAGAACGTGGTACAAATTCAGATATAACAAGATTGCCTGTCCGTCCATTATGTAAACCAATGATTGTGTTGACGGTACCACGAGAAATCCATGCGCTGCAGCAATCACCATTTAAGGTTTCGCCGTTTGTTATCCCGCAAAAGCCACTAATACCACCAGGTATGGCGGTCGTGAGTATGTCGTTTTTAAAAGCTGCCAACAAAGTTGGTCTTTCACGATTACTCGGTAGGACAATTGTCGCTTCGACATCACCACGCGTAAACTTCTCTGGGAAAAGTTCGCGAATATCACCGTTACGTGGTATACCAGAAGCACGAAGACACACATGATCCTTCATCACTGGGTGCATCGTCACACTATCGAAGTATACACGTTCATACACTCCACAAGAGCGTTTCGATTTTTGCTCGAATTTATACGCTCCTGTCAAGTCCATAAGCATGTAGCTGTGTTTTGGCAATACAACATAATCACCACAGACACGAAGTGCTGTGCATCTGACTTGTTTACCTTCTGCTTTGGCAGGTCCAGTAATGGTGTATGTATATTGTGATACCTTATCACCCAAATCAGTAGCTGTGGTAGTTTTCGACTTATGCGAAACAACAAAATCCGCTTTAACAGAATCACGTGTCGCCCATTCTGTCGGTTCTTCAATACGTTTTTGGATATCTTTCAATCCAGTGGGTTGCAAATTACCCTGATTCATAAATTGAAGACCGGTCATTAAACGACGAACGAGCACTAAACCAACCGCTACAGCAGGGACAAAAAAGACATAGTCCAATAATTCTGTAGCTAACTCGGGTACACGATCCTGGAAGGAACGTATTAAACGAGATGTGATAAGTCGCGTGGCTACAATATGAGTGTTGTACACGATTGAATAAGCTAGATAACACAGCACAATTGCATAAATCAAGACAATCTCGACTGGCAAGTGCCACATTACTAACAAGTTCAAAAGCATGAATAGTAAAAACACAAATTCATTGTAATCTAA